CTGTATCAAAACCAACTCCTGCTGTTGCAGAAGAAGAGGATGATGCACTATCATACTTTGCGAAACTCGCAGAAGAATAATTACAAAGTAATTGTGTAGGGGGTCAAACGACCCCCTTTTTTTATGGATTAACTACTTCAGTATTTTCTGTAGATGCTAGATTCTTGGCAATATAACTTGAGCTCTTATCATATCTTACTACATCTCTTAAATCATTTATAAAGGTTTGTACATAACCAGGTATCAAAATATCAATTTCTCTTTTCTTTTCGTTTTCATTATATTCGTATTCTAAATTTGTCACCGCACGGGCAATATTATCAGTGAGAACTCCAAATTCATCTTTATCATCTAACATTGTATATCCTGATTGAGATCTCAATGTGTATGTTGTTTCTGGAAATTTATGAGCAGTACCATCAATTTTAAAATCAACATCAACAATTAAATTAGGTGGAAGTATAAGACGATTCTGATCATCTCTTACTTCAAAAGTTTCATAATGATGATTTGCATTCATCTCTGTTTCTGAACCATATTTTTCTAAAGCAAAATCATATACTTTATAATCTTGTAGTGGCCATTCGTGATTTATATTAATAATTCCAGCAACTAATACAACAATGTAGTCAAGTGTTGGATCTCCATATAATTCTTCTGCAATCATATCAGGACGATCACCGTCACCAATTGTAAATTTATTTAATAATGAAACATTATCTTTTAGAAAATCAAAGAGTTTTGTTCTACGAAATAAATTCTTGATTAATATATAATCTCTCGATGAGTTTTTATGAGTCAACGGAGACTGATAAGCAATATTAGGTAATTCTCTAAAATATCCCATTAGAATCCGACCCCCTGTTCATCACTCATACCATCATAATCCTCAGAGTAAATTGGATTAAGTTCTTTAAATGTTAAATTCATTCTGATACTAACTGGAGAACCATCTTCATAACTTGCATATGCACCAGCATTTGTATAGTTTACATTCATACCAGTAAGAGCACACATTTTAAAACTGTTTAAGAATGGATGGTCTTGACCATTATGTAAATAACGAAGTGAAAATACATCTGGTGATTGAAGAAAAATACCTGATGCAGAACCACCATTCATTTGACCTGCTTTTGCTGCCATCGCCATTTTAAATTGTCTTATTATTCTCTTCACCTCAAGCATTTCTTCATAATATCTAGGTGTGAATGTGATACTGAATGGGAATGTTCTTAGATTTACTCCACCAAATAGTAATTCTAAGTTAGAGTTAAGAACCTGACCTGTTGCTCTTGAAATTAATCCTGCACGATTGACATTACCACCTAAAGCATTAATCGCAGCACCACTAAATCCTGCACGAATTGCTTTTTGTAAATTGGGTGATAATTTATCTAATTGAATATCTCCTTGCAATACATCTAGTACATTTTGAAAACTTTTATTAGGATCTTTCTGTATTGCTGTTGCAGCAGCGACCCCTGCTAATTGAAATATATTCATTGTATCGTCACCCCAAGTAACAATATTGGAATCATTTACTTCTTGAGGAATTGGTAACTCAACATAATATTTTATTTTTTGATTCCGACTCATTCGACTATTTGCATCATTTGCATTGAGTCTAATATTAGAATACTTTGTGTAAATATCACCAGTTTTATATGCCCTACCATTTTTTGTCCCACCTTGTGCAACTTTTTGAGTTGTTTTATCAAAAGCTATTCCAAGTCCTGTTCCATTTTTTGGTGCAACGTATTCCATACACTTAATCATAAGTGTATCACCAGTAAATTCACCTGGACCTCTTGCAAGAGGATATCCTAATCTTGTTTTTATATTTGATTTACGAGGTACAGTATTTTTCTTATTAGTTCCACCTTGAGTTTTAGTATCATTTAAAAATCTATCTCCTTTTGTAGATACACCATATTGTTCTCTAAAATCTATATCTTTTCCTTTAGTTTCTTGAAGCTTGCGGTTTTCATCAGGATCAGGATGAAAAGTTGCTAACCCGTGTTTTTTTATTAATTCTTGCCTTGTGTAGATTCCTTTTTTTCTTCTAGAAGCATCTGCTCTACGATTACTCGACATATCGACCTAATTTTTTAACTATTTAGTAGGATTTTGACAAAAGGTAAAGTTCTTAAATCTCTTAGTTCCATTTCATCTACTTGATACAACCCACCAACCACTTCTGGGAAGGTATATTGTCTCATTTCACCCCAATGATAGTTCAATCCTTTGAATCCCCATTGAAAAACATCAGTCACAGCAACAAGTGGGTGTGAGTCATACGCAATACCAGGTGTTTTTGCGTTGTATACAAAGACATAAAAATTACCTGCTTGAGGAACATTACTTCCCTCAGTCAACACTTCGAGTATATCTGTTGCTAAATCATCAGCACTTTCATTACCGATGAATCTTTTCATTATAGGGTCTATACGACTCATATGTCTAACTCTTTTTCTGTGATTACTTTAAACTCCCACATTCGGTCAGCACAATACTCTCTTGCTGCTTTCCACTTTGCTTGATTCCTTGCATATTCAAATGCTTCACGAATGTAACCTTTGGTTTGTCTTTTTGGTCTTTTTGGTTTTGTTGTTTGTTTGAGTGGTTTCACTTCAATCAGGTATCTTTTTATTTTACCTGTATTCTCTTGAACCTTGATATAAAAATCTGGAAAGTATCTGTGGATTCTACTATCGTGAGGTGAGATATATGGAAGAGCGATCTCTTCACTTCCCCACTCAAGAATTTTAGTATTCTTGTCACAGTACACCATAAACTTTCTTTCCCAAAGTGACCTGTAAATTATATTGGTCGGATCACCCTTGTACTTTTTAGGATATGACGGATAGTATTTTCCCCTATAAGCCATCTAAATAACTATACTATAGAAGTATTTAGAGTGCCAGCACCAAGACCAAGAGGGATATCAGATATACTGCCTAAGTTACAGAATGTAGCTCAGACATCAAATTATTTTGTCAGATTTGCCTTACCACCTAGTGGATTAAGAAATCATCTTAGAAGAAAAGGTATTGATTCAAGATTCATTGCAGATAATGTAGGATTATTATGTTATGATGCTGTATTACCAGGTAGTGCAATGGCATCACAAAATATTACTGGAGATTATCAAGGAGTTGTTGAAAGATTTGCACATACTCGTAATTTTACTCAAATAAATTTTGAATTTTATGTAGATAATGAATATAAATCTCTTAAATTTTTAGAACATTGGATGGAATATATCACAGGAGGAAATCAAGTTGATCCTAGTAGTGATACGTATTTTTTCCAACTTAATTATCCAAAGAATTATAAATCAAATGATACAACAATTGTAAAGTTTGAAAGAGATCACAAAAAATTCTTAGAATATAGATTTATAGGATTATTTCCACTATCATTAAATTCAACAAGAGTTCAATATGGTAACTCACAGGTGCTTAAAGCAACTGCATCATTTAGCTATGATAGATATATTTCTGGTGAGTCATCTTCATTAGCAAGAGATTTAAGAAGAGCATTCAATGATCTTGGATTTGGTCGTGGAAATCCAAATAGAGATGGACTATCTCTTAAAGATGACCAATTAAATGCACTTGCTTATCAATCGATGGGTAGATATTTAAATCAGGATAATCCAAGAGGTGAATATGGACAATTGACTAAGGGTGGTTTCTCTCCAGTTACTGTTCAAGCTAATTATCCATCTACAGCACCTGGCATATCTCCATAATTGTGCTATAATAAGTTTACAAAACCACTATAAATAATTTTACTGAAGTGTAATAGTTATTATGCCTTTACCAAAAATTGCAACACCGACTTATGAGTTGGTGTTACCTTCGTCAAACAGAAAAATAAAATTTAGACCTTTTTTAGTTAAAGAAGAGAAGATTCTCATTCTTGCAATGGAATCCCAAGATACAAAGCAGATTGCTAATGCAGTCAAAAATGTTATCACTCACTGTATACTAACCAGAGGTATAAAAGTTGATAAATTATCAACATTTGATATTGAGTATTTGTTTTTAAATATTCGTGGAAAGTCTGTTGGAGAGGATATTGAAGTTATGGTTACTTGTCCAGATGATGGAAAAACACAAGTTCCCGCTTTAATTAATATTGATTCCATTAAAGTTCAAAAAAGTGAAGATCACGAAAGTGATATCAAACTTGACGATACTTATACATTAAGAATGAAGTATCCATCACTGAATGAATTTATCAAAAGTAACTTTGCTGGAGCTGTTGATGATATGAATGTAGATGATACATTCGATTTAATTGCATCTTGTATTGAACAAGTATATTCTGAAGAAGAATCTTGGAGTTCTGCTGATTGTACTAAAAAAGAATTAAAAGACTTTTTAGAACAATTAGATTCAAAACAATTTAAAATGATTGAAAAGTTCTTTGAGACTATGCCAAAGTTATCACATACTGTGACTGTAATCAATCCAAATACTAAAAAGGAAAACAAGATTGTGCTAGAGGGGCTACAGAATTTTTTCGGGTAAGTATGGCTCATGAAGATCTTGCGTCATACTACAAATTAAATTTTGCCTTGATGCAGCATCATAAATATAGCTTAACTGAGTTAGAAAATATGATGCCTTGGGAGAGAGAAATCTATGTTTCATTATTACAACAGTATGTTGAAGAAGAAAATCTAAAAGCACAACAAGAAAATAATGGATGAGGAACAAGGATTAGCATCGCCACTTGCAGGAGGTTTAAGAGGTATTAGAAGAACTTTATCTTCTAGTGTCCTTGGTGGTGGTCGTGCACCTGTTCAGGCTCAACCAGATCCTCAAACAACTAATTTACTACAACAAAATTCATTAGCACTCAATAACGTTTCAGCACAGTTAACAAATATAAATGCACAAGTTGCAGGTTTAAGTGGATCATTAGCATCAATCAAAGAAAATTTAGCAGTAAGTGATTCTTTAGCTAGGCAAAGAGAAGCAGCAAAACAAAATCGTGAAAGAATTTTAGCAGAGCAAGGATTAAGAGAAGGAAAAGAAAGTCAAGTAGAGTCACGCATACAACAAGCACTTACAATGCCAGTTAGAAGAGTGGCACAGAAAGTACAAGGTGGATTAGCAAATCTAGGTGCTTTCTTTGGTTTTTTGACAGCAGGGTGGTTAACTAATAGTTTAATCAATGTAATCAATGCAAGTGCAGATAAAAACACTGATTTATTCACTCAATTAAAATCAACATTTCAAAGACAGTTAATAATTGCAGGTGCGACAATCGCAGCGTTGACTGTTGGTTTTAAGGGTATATTAACTGGATTAGGTTTTCTTAGTACAA